TTCAACTGGCTCCTTGATGCCACAGAGAAGTGGTGCCAAGACCGAGCAATCTATCTCGCCCTCATGCAGTCTATCAAGATCGCAGATGGCGGCGATAAGAAACTATCAAAAGATGCGATCCCAAGTATCCTACAAGCGGCCTTGGCAGTATCTTTCGACGAACACATAGGACACGATTACATTGAACAAGCAGAAGACCGATATGATTTCTACCACCGCAAGGAAGAAAAGATCCCGTTTGACCTTGATAAGTTTAACTTCATTACAAAAGGTGGTCTCCCTAACAAGACTCTCAACATCGCTCTTGCTGGTACAGGTGTCGGGAAATCTCTATTCATGTGCCATGCGGCTGCTGCCGCCCTCACTCAGAACTACAACGTTCTCTACATTACATGTGAAATGGCAGAGGAGAAAATTGCTGAGCGAATTGACGCAAACCTATTGAATGTAAATGTCAAAGATATTGCTGAACTGCCTGAAGTTCTCTTTACTTCTAAGGTCCAAGAGATTGCTAGGAAAACCAGAGGCAAACTTATCATCAAAGAGTATCCAACAGCAAGTGCCCACGTCGGACACTTCAAGGCACTACTCTCAGATCTTTCCTTGAAAAAAGATTTCAAACCTGATATAATCTTTGTGGATTATCTAAACATTTGTGCGAGTGCGAGGTATAAAGGTGCGATTGTTAATTCTTACACGTATGTCAAAGCGATTGCTGAAGAGCTGCGTGGTCTTGCTGTGGAACATAATGTACCAATTGTCTCTGCTACTCAAACTACTCGTAGTGGTTACGGTAATAGTGACCCTGACCTTACCGATACTTCTGAGTCTTTTGGTCTTCCTGCCACTGCTGACTTTATGTTTGCCCTTATCTCTACTGAGGAACTTGAACAACAAGGTCGCCTCATGGTCAAACAACTTAAAAACCGATACAACGACCCAACTGCCTCTAGAAAATTCATGGTGGGAATTGACAGAGCGAAGATGAAGCTGTATGATGTAGCAGATGATGCTTCCGCTATCAGCATCGATAGTGAAGACCCTGGCGAAGAGTTCGCCCAATTTGCCCAAACCCAAAACCGTTTATCTAAATTTGCTGAGTGGAATGTATGAACATTGATTTTTCCCGTTATGAAAAGTTTGTGGATGCTGTTACTTCAGACGCTTCTACAGACTTTGTTGCCCTTTCTGATCGTCTTGTTGAGTTGGATCGTAAGGGTGCCAATATTGAACGACTGCTTACTGCTGGCGTCGGTATTAATGCTGAAGGTGGTGAGTTTCTTGAGATTGTCAAGAAAATGATTTTCCAAGGCAAACCCTTCAGTGAAGATAACCGAGAGCATATGATTATTGAACTTGGTGATCTGATGTGGTATGTCGCCCAAGCATGTATGGCACTTGAAGTTTCGTTTGAAGAAGTGCTTGAGCGAAATGTGAAGAAGCTGGAGAAGCGATATCCTGGCGGTCAGTTTGATATCTACTACAGTGAAAACCGAGCAGACGACGATCTGTAATTATAAACCTCCCTCTAAATACTAGCAGGGAGGTTTTTTCTTATGGCATATAACAGCATACCTAAAAATCTTACTGAGATGCGAGCAGCTGCTGGAAGTAGCATAGATGAAAAATATAGAGCTGGCATCATTAAATTCTATACAAAGGTTGCTAAAGCACATAAAATAGATGATCCCCTAGCTTTTAATCCAACAACCAAATCTGGAAAAAGTGCTAAGTTAGTTCGTGCTTTGAAGGGAGAGGTTGATGTTGCTAAATTAAAAAGAGAATGTGGATTAGATAGTAATTTTAAAATTACTTGGGGAGATGGCAGTAGAGGAAATCGTGGAACAAGTAATACTGGTATTTTATTTGAAGGACAACTTGAGAACGGATTGAATGATTGGATTGAAGAAGGAGACTATCATTTAAATCCCTATAGAGATTTTATTTCAGATTTAATCAACTATTATGATTTGGAAAATTGTCAGATTGTTAAAGTTGTTTCTGAAGGAGAACAAAATAAAAAAAGACCAATTACATTTGAAGGTGGCAACTGGAAAATAGGAGATGCTGATGCCACCCATTATGATATTGGACCAATCGTTACTGACTTAACACTTACAGTAAAAGAAAAAAACAAACAAGTAAAAACAATCTATCTTTCCTTAAAGAAAGGTGGAACAACTACCATGTCTAATCTTGGCGTTAAAAAAATTTTTCCAAAAGATCAAATACAAAAAGGAAAGATTACTAGCGATATTGGAATAAAAGTTTTGAAAACTTTTGGTATTGATAATGCTAGATTTTGTAGAATTTTTAATGAAGCATATGCTGGTAATGTAACTAGTGGTGGCGATGTAATTAATCCTAAATTTGATAGAAGTTTATTACAAGGAATGATACGTGGTTCTATTGGATATGGATATCACTACACTCATAAGCAGAGTGGAAATAAAATTAAAAATTTTCCAATGACAAAGCAGATGTGCGATAGAGCTACACATGTTAGTAATGTAACTGTTCATTATGGTGGAAAGACTGGAAATGGTCAGCGAATAGATATCACAGTTGAAACTGCTCTTATGGAATTAAAATTCAACATTCGTGATACCAGTGGGAGTTCTGATCCATGGCCAGATAAATTACAGTCTGCTTATAAATTTAATGATGAAGCTTTATACAGTACTCCTGAAGATGGATACGAAGATTAATGTCAAATATTAAACAGTTAAAACATCTGGAACACCTAGAAGATGAGATGCTCAACTATGGAGTTGAAGGATGTGATGCTGCGGTATCTTTCTTAAAAGAACTTCGTAAAATGTTGGGTCATCAAGAAAGCACTGGGTTTATGCAAACAAAATGGGATGGTGCCCCTTCTGTTATTTGCGGAATGGATCCCCTTGCTGGAATTTTCTTTGTTGGTACAAAATCTGTGTTTAACAAATCTGAACCTAAAATTTGTTATTCGGAACAAGATGTTGATGATATCTATAGTGGTGATCTCGCAGAGAAACTTAAATTTTCTTACAGATACTTTAGTCAGTTAGGTATCAAAGGAGTTATTCAAGGAGATCTTTTATTTACATCTGATATCAGAAGAGAGACTGTGAATGGAGAACAACTTTATACATTCAGACCTAATACTATTACATATGGAATTCCTGTAGATCATCCAATTGGAGTAGCAGCTGGAAGAGCAAAGATCGGCGTAGTGTTTCACACACATTATCAAGGATCGGATCTTCCCACGATGCAGGCAATGGCGGGAGCCCCAGTAGATACGTTTGCTAAAATTCCAGAGGTTCTTGTTGTGAGAAATGATACCCCGATGAATAGGGTGGGATTTTCTAAAACTGAGATGGCAACATTTGACAGATACATTGCTAAGATCGAACGTATGTCTCAGTTATGTGGTGACTTCTTAGATGATCTCGTTAGCAACTTTGGAACTACAGGTGATGCCAAGTTTCATATCTCTTCTTATCTGAAGCAGTTCTTCAATAGTGAGATCAAGAACGCTCGTAGTATCAATAATATTGATGAGACTATAAACGAGTTGGTAAATTTCTATCACTCAAAGATGATAACAGAACTTGCTAAGATCAAGACTGTAGATAATCTAACTAAGAAGAGAAATCTTGTCTATAAGAGTGAGAACTACTTATTAGATAATGTCTATAAGTTCAAGACCATGATTGCTCTATACAAAGAACTACAAGCAGTCAAGCAAATGGTTATAGATAAACTAGACCATCTTGAAGAGTTTAGAACTTTTGTTCAGACCGAGAAAGGATATAAGGTCACAACTCCCGAAGGTTATGTTCTTCACAAAGACGGTAGTATGATTAAGTTTGTCAATCGTCTGGAGTTTGCTTACAACAACTTCACTCTACAAAAGCAATGGCGCTAGGAAAGACTTGCTACTTTACGTTTGGTAGGTTCCAACCACCAACGACTGGACACAAAGAAAACTTTGACGGTGTAAAGCAAGCAGCTGGATCACATGACTATCGCATTTATATTTCACAAACTGTAGATACTAAAGGTAGCAATCCTTTACCTCCAGATGTGAAGCTTAGTTACATGAACAAGATGTTTCCAGAACATAAAGGTAAAATATATTCTGGTCCTAAACAACCAGTAGAAATTTTACAAAATCTAATGCTAGCGGGATATGATGAAGTGGTATTTCTTGTGGGGTCTGATCGGGTCAGCGCCATGCAATTCCTCCATAAATACAACGGAACAGAGTTCTCTTTCAGAAATATTGAGATCAAATCTTCTGGAAGTAGAGATGCTGACGGTGATACATTCGCCATCTCAGGAACAAAAATGAGAAGGGCAGCATTTGCTGGAGACTTCAAAACATTCCGTTCTGGTATTCCTAGAGCTTTGAATGATAAAGAATGTATGAACTTGATGAACGAAATAAAGAGTAGGTTACCGAAAACATTTAAATGAAAGACTTTAAGAAACTACGAGAAGAAGCACTGCGCCAACAGCAGAGGCAGCAGGAAGTTTTCAAGGAAGGTGATATTGTAATGTCTTCACGCAACGGTGAGAAGGGAACCATTCATCGTGTTGGTGGAAATTACGCGATTGTAATTACTGAAGATGGTGAGATGTTCCGAGAGTGGATCAAGAATATCAGGACTATAAATAATACGAGAAGAACTTTACCATAAAGATGAAGTACCAGAAACCAATTAATTCAATTCAAAACAGCGACGAGTTTTCATCTAATTTGATGGAAGCATACGGCAGGTGGATGGGAGGTGATTGCTTCCAGAATACTCAACCAGTAGATCTAAACCTAACCGAAGCATTTGATGGTATGGATCCTCAATCACATGGCGCAGAGATTGAGCATACTACCACCAAGAAAAAGACTGCTAAGAAGGAAAGCGAGAAGCAGCAACTAGCAACCAAGGAAGAGTATGAGGTTCTAGAAACTGAAGAGTATGAAATTGATGGTGTTATCTATGTTCTTGAGAAAGTCAAGATGGATGGCAAAGATGACAACGGTTTTAAAACTTGCTGGAAAGGATATAAGAAGCAAGGCACTAAGGTAAAGGGTGACAAGGAAGTTAATAACTGTGTCAAGGCTGGTGTTGAATATGAAGGTGAGGAAGACCTTGCTGAGGTTGCCCCTCCTGGTGCTAAGTCAGAGCGTATGGTCAAGCACATCAAGAAGTCATATTCTAAAGATGGTGAGCTAACCGATAAAGAAAAGTCAATCGCTTATGCTACTGCTTGGAAGCATAAGAATAAGATGAAGAAAGAAGAGTGTGGTTATGACCATGAGAAAGATGGTGAAGAGAAGATGGGTAAATCTTCCAAGAAGAAGCATGAGAA